CTAGTCCCTGGTAGTCAAAACCTAATATGTAAATTTTTTCATATTCATGCTGACTGGCTAACCAAAGTGCAGTTGGGCCTGAACTCCAACCTTTCGAGGTTTCGAAATAATTAAATCCTTCAAAATCTTTATAGGCTTTGTTTTTGTTTGTCCAAACAGGTGCTTTATGCTGATATCCTGACTGGTTTATTTCTACTATCATTTTTACATCAACTGCTACTAGATAGTCAGGCGAAAGTTCTCTATACAATGCATTGCAGCCGTATAACTTTCCGTGAAGCTTTAGGTCTAAAGGATTTATAGATTTTCTACTAGTGCCGTTGCCTAACACAAAAGCAGTTTTTGGATCTGTAGGTCTAGAATCATGAATAGAATCTAATGGATTTTGAAGAAGTTTTTGGCGTTCTTTTTCCAGCTTTTGTTTAGCTTTTAACGCTCTATATTCTTGTTTTGTAAGTAAACTTTTGTCTATCTTTGCCAAATTAAATTCCGCCCTGCTCAGCTTGTGCTGCTATGCCGTACATTTGGCGGACAAAATCAAGTTCTTTTTCTTTTTCTTGATTTTGCATTTCAGCTGCTTTGCGGACGCGATTAATTTGACCTAGTGTTAGTCTTGTTTTGCGAGTATCGTCCATATCTACAATACTATCGTCATAGACAGGATCATAGCGATTGTCTTCTTCGCTATCTAGTGTATCTCTATTAAAATAAAATAATTCTCGCAGTATCATGTTTGTATTTATCTTTAGATTTGAATGTCGCCGCCTGCATCACCTGTGTCTGCTGCTCCGCCTATATCGTCGCCTGTGGCTGTTTCTGGAGGAGTGTCTTCTCCGCCTAACTCGCCTTCTGCTCCGCCTAAATCATCCTCTGCTCCGTCTAGGTCGCCTTCGATTCCTGCTGTGCTTACACCTGCAGAACGCATTTCTGCACTTGCATCAGACGGTGGTGTAGATAAATTCTCATCATTTTCTTCTCGCCATAAACGCTCGTTTTCTGCAATTTCTTCTTGGGTAAGACCTAAGAAGCGTTTTAGTGCAAATCTATTAGACACATAAGGTATTGCACTCATCTGAGTAAATGTAGGTACACGACTGTTATCTAGTTCAGCCTGTCTATAGCTTGCAAAGTTTTGTGGTGGTTCAAATGCCAGATCAAACATGTTGGTGTCGATGTTCACACCTTTTTCTAATAGATATTTTTTAAATTCTTGATTAAATTCTTCTACTACAAGACCTTGCAAACGTTCGCAATAAGTGTTAAATCTCAGTTCCTGAATGTATGCAGTACCGACCCTTCCGTCGTTGTATGAAGTTGCTCCGTCATCAGCGCCTGTAGGGAGATAGCTGGAAGGTATGCGTAAACCGCGTACAAGCTTATTAGTAAAGTATCTAAGGTCATCAATTTCTCCTAGGTTGGTTCCTCCTGGTAGTGTTTCAACTTTAGAGCCTCTACCTTCTGCGGTCTGTGGGAAAAAGTAGTCTTCGTTGATTGACAGGGGATTGTATGATGAGTCTATGACATTCTGACCGCCCCCTGTTGACGATGGGATACGTCTTTGGTGTATTTCCGTCTTAACACGTTCTACAAACTGCATCGCAAGGTGCGATGGCATGTTACCCACATCAACATAGAATACTCTGCGCTCTGGCGCACGTTGAACACGATATATGATAATTGCATCTTCTAACAGTTCTTTTTGCTTGTAAACTTTAAACACTGTTTCTAAAAGAGAATTACCAAAAGGATAGTTATTATCTAAACCTTCTGAAAGGCTTAGATGAATAATGTGTTCTGCAGGAATAGCTACTTCGCCTTCTTCTAAATTAAATCTACTTCCTGGTGCACTTTGGTTAGGTTGTCCAACCATGCCTCTTGCGCCGCCTGTTAGGTATCCGTCACCTCCAGACATTATATCACCATTGGTTTCAAATGGTGTTGTAGCTACAAGATCTTTAAAATTAAAATTAATATCTGTAATAATATATTGTTCTGGCTTTTTGCCTTCACTTTCATTTACAATAATACGTTTTACTTTTGAAGGATCTATATGAAAAAGTTTTTTAGTTTCAGGATCTCTTAAAAATATTTGATCGCCGTATTTAAATGTATTGCGCAACATTCTAAACATGCGAGTTTCAAACTTGTTTAGTTTGCACCATTGTTTTAGATATTGACTTAGAATAGAAACTTCGGAATTAGTAGCACTCTTGTGAAAATTAAATTTAAAATTAGTTTGATTTTGTTCGTTTCGCTGTGTGCAAAATTCTGCAAGAATATCTAAGGCAGCATTTACTTCTGAATCTTGGTCCATAGTATTATAGTGCCCGTAGCGTTCTACTCTGTTAGGCGACCCTACATAAACGTCAGGCAAATAAGAGCTGTAGTTAGAACGTGCTGGACCTGGCTGTGACCCGCTAAATCTAGAAAAGGGAGAATAACTTCCGTTTTGGTTATCTCCTGTTTGTACGGGGTTAAAATACTTTTTCCAACTCATTATTTAAAATCCTAGGCCTCTGAACATATTACCGCTTAGGTTGCGCGATGCTTTCAAATGTCTTGTGTTTACATCTAGCTGTCTTGCTGCATATCCTGTTAATTCCGATAGTTTATTATTTAACATTTCTGATGTTTCTGTACTGTTTTCTTGAAGTGCTTGTCTTATTCCGTCTACAATTTGTGTTAGATCAGGCATTTCAATATTTTGCTGTGTTGGTTGATTTGCGCTAGTTGTAATACTATCACTCATTCTAGGCATAAATCCGCCGCCGGCGCCTAATAAATTTTCTGCAAAAGAATTTAAACCAGCCTGCAACTGTTCTGGTGTTGCAACCATTTCTCTACCGTGTAGTGCTGCAATTGTTTCTTGTCCGAAGTCTGCAAACAATCTACCAAACTGTCCTACAGTTCCTGTGCTGAGCGAAGCATCAGGATCTCTAGTTACCGGAGCATCGGGGAAGTTAGCATTAGGAAAATTAGCATCAGGTGCATTAAATTCAACTCCACCGTTAAACAGTTCGCGAATACCGTCTACTACGCTGTTGCCAGTTCTTTCTAAAGTACTGCTAGTGCTTTCTGTAAGACTCTCGTTAAGTGTTTGAATGTCGTTCGCAGCCACTGCTCTAATTTGAGCTACAGAAGCAGCGATTGCTTCTCTTTCTTCTCTAGTAGTAGTGCCGCTTTCTAGCGCAGTTCTATGTTCTTCTAGCCCGTCAATCAATGCTTGTGTAACTTCTACAGTTCTTTCGCTTGCTTCAGGATCAGCAGCTATTCCTTCTAGGTCGCTTATTACAGAGTTAATATCTTGGGTTGACACCATGCCTGATGCAGTTCTAAATAGATTTCTAATTTCACCTTCGACATCTATCCCTCTAATGCCGTCTCTTAGATCAGTTAGTACATTTTCGATGCCAGGTCTAAATGTAGTATCAAGTGTTGAAATCATAGCTGCACTAGCATCTCTAATAACAGTTTCGCCTGCAACTACAGCACCCATTGTTGGAGAATCTATTGTTTCTGCTTGCTGGATCATAATGTTTTCGCGGGCTTGATTAAGTGCTGTTGCAAATTGATCTACACTTGCAGAGGCTCTGTCTGTTGCTTCTATTTGTCCTCTTACTGCATCAAGGAAATCTTGATTTTCTTCTATTAGATCACTGCTGGCTTGTCCAACTGCTCCGCCTAGTGCACCTAATCTTGCAACACTTAGATATTCGTCGCTGTTCATACGCTGAAGAGCCTGTGCTTGTGCTTGTTCTTGTAATCTACGTGCTGTGTCAATGTCTCCTGCATTAAATGCTCTAGCTGCTTGACTCATTGTTTCTGCAGCTTCAGGTGCTGCGGCATATAGACCCCTCATTGCCTCGTTAGTTGGATCAATAGCACCGTTAAGTGCAACCATCGAATCAAACATGTCCCCAAAACCAGGTCCTAGTGTACCGTTAATTTCTCTGGCCATTTCTTGGTAGGCTGTAGTAACATCTTGGCCTGTGCGTGCTTCGATTTGACGAAGAGCAGCTTGTGTTTGTCCTTGACGCAGTCTCTGTCTAGCTTCGTCTTGCAGTTCTTTTCTACTTTTACCAGTAAGCTTAGAAAGTGTATCTAATTCAAAAATATATGATTGCGCGGCAGCAGCTCGCTCTCGTTCGTCCATTTGTTGAAAGCGTTCATTTCTTCGCTGTGTGTCCATGTAGTCCATCATCAGCTGATTAGTTTCTTCAAATCCTATTCCTAGACCCTGTACTGCTAGTCCTAATCTGCTGTCAAAAAATGCTCTACTAGTGTCAACAAATGCTCTAGTACCTTCGTCTACACTACTACCAAATGCCAAAAGTTTAGACGAGTTTTCGGTTACCATACCTGCAAATTCGTCTAGGGGCATTCTAGTTTGGGCTGCTGCTGTTCTTAAACTAATTAAATCTCCTGCTAGTCCACCGCCTACATCGCTCATTCCTCTAAATGTGTCAGCAGTTTCTTGAATAAAACGTATGGCTTGATTAGTGCCGCCTGCTAGAGTTGCAAATGCTCCGCCTACAATTCCGCTGTCTAAATTTAGATTGCTGAAAGAATCACTTAGTATTTTTGTTTGATCTGATAATTGGTAGTTGCCTTGAATTAAATTACCAGTTACACCTGCAAGTGTACCAACAGTACCTCTTAGTCCACCTGTAACTGCATCTCCTGCTGCGCTGATTGCATCTGTGCCAAGGTTTCTAATGAAACCCATATCTTCGCGTTCACGTTGTGTGTTACCGTCTTGAACGTTTCTTGCAACACCGCCAAGTGCATTTATGATTTGTTGTTGCAGATCAGCTGTAGCTGCATCTCGTAAGATTGCACCGTCAAATTCGCCNCCGCCTTCTATTCTTACTGCCAAGATCGTTTCTCCAAGGTTTTTTGAGACTTAAATAAGCTATATGTATTTATAGGAATTAAAATATGAGCAGTTTTCTTGAAAATTACAAACGCCAGCCTAAGATTTATATAGATCTTCCTATGTCTATGTACTATCCTAAAGGAACTTTAGAAGACGATCAAGCAGTAAGTTTGCCTGTTTTTGGAATGACTGCCGCTGATGAAATACTTTTGAAAACTCCAGATGCACTTTTTAACGGAGAGGCAACAAAGAGCATAATAAAAAGTTGTATTCCTGCTATACAAAATCCTGGTATGATGCCTACAATGGATGTAGATTTTTGTTTGCTAGCTATTCGCATAGCTACCTATGGCGAAACACTTGATATGAATGTTAAATGCAACGAGTGCGGCACTATATCTACTTTTGCTCTTAATTTGCAGGGTTATTTAGAACACTTTCAAGGAAGAGAGTTTGCAAATACCTGCACAATCGAAGGTTTAAAATTTAATTTTAGACCTCTCATGTACCAAGAAACCAACGATTTTAATTTACAAAATTATAATTTACAAAGACAGTCTGTAGGACTTCCAGAGGACTGGACGCAGGATCAAAAAGATGCACACATGTCAGAAGTAATGAAACAGTTAACTAATTTACAATTAGAAATTATGTTGCGCTATATTCATTCAATTGAAGATCCTACTGGACAGTCAGGAGAAACAGACGCAAACGCTATCAATGAATTTATTTCTAAATCTGATTCTCTTTTTTATAGAAAGATCAAAGATCACGTAGACCAGATCAAAAAAGAGTTTGACACACCAAAAGAAGAAGTTGTCTGTCCAGAGTGCGAAAACAAATTTAAGACTGCTGTCAATTTGGACTATTCGTCTTTTTTCGGACTACGCTCTTGACCCTGTCCGTGTCACAGATTCAAGAGCTAGCTGAAAGTTACGAGAATGATATAAAACAAATCAAAGACACACTGTATCGCATAGGTTGGAACATGCGGGGTTCTCTGTCTTATGAAGATTTGTTTTATAAAATAAGTGTAGACGATAGAGAAATATTACAAAATATTATAAATGACAACGTAGAAACTACAAATAAAACAGGATTACCCCTGCTCTAGTTTTTGTCTAGCTACCCTTATAACATTTCTTTTAAGACTGTCGTTGTACCCTTTATCGTCTAGATAATCTACAAAATTTCGTAGATCGTTTTCGTCTGGAACACGACCTTGTGATTGTTCACTGATACTTTCCTGCGGTTCTGCTACGTCTAGATTTCTTACAGTTCTATAACGTCTAAAGAAATCTGCATATCTAGGATCCTGTGCCAATTGATCTACCCTTTCAGGATCTCCTCTTAGCAGCCTTTCCACATCTTGATCGGTTAGATCGCCTAGATCATATTTGTATTCTTGTCCTGTTTCAGGATCAGTAGTTCTTCCCGTTTCAGGATCGATGTTGTCTGGATCACCATCGCCATCTGTGTCTACTTGTCTTGCATCTCGTGTTAAACCAAACAGTAGTGCCATTTCGTCTGCAAGTTCTGTGCGTATTTCTTGATTAAGCTCTTCAGGA